AACACATCATCTCTGTGGGTGTGAGCACACCATCTAAATCTGTTGTGGATGAGAACTCATCAAGGCGCATTATTACGTGGCTTTGTCAATCATTTGGTCACTAGTGGAACTTGTAATATCCCTGGTAGCAAACTCTCCACCCGTCGAGGTATAAGTAATCTGGTCGGATGTACCCTGTAGATTTTTATGATAGAATCTACCGTATACACCCCACATCATGTTATCGATTGATTTTGTCATACTCAATGCGGTCGGCTCGGTCACTGCAGAAGCAAGGGCAGCGTTCGCCTGTGTCACGATATCGGTAGTCGATACATCATTGAGAGCCGCAATATTAGTGAGTATATCGTTTACGTCTGTCGAGACATCCACGGCGTCATTGAGAGCACCGAGTACCGTTGCAATGTCGTCAATCTGCGTTGAGGCGTCCACGGCGTCTTGTGCCTGGGTGAGTATGTCGGTGGTTGACACATCGTTGAGGGCTCCGATATTTGTGAGAATATCATTCACGTCCGTCGAGACGTCTACGGCGTCATTCAACGCCGCTATATTAGTGAGGATATCATTTACGTCGGTTGATACGTCAGTGGCCGTTACCCACGTTGCATCGCCCCTGTCCCTTATTGCCTCAAGAGAATCGTTAGCCTGTGAGAATGTCTGATTCGTTGATTTGTTCATAATCAAATCAAGATACGAACCGCTTGTAGGATCAGCCCCTATTGCATCTACATGAGCAATATGATCAAGATTCCGAGCTATCAATGCTATATCTGTTTGGGTTAGGATATCTGTCGTGCTTATATCGTTCAAGGCGCCTATGGCAGTATAGATATCATTCACATCTGTCGATACGTCTACCGCGTCATTGAGAGCCGCAATATTAGTGAGGATATCGTTAACATCGGTGGACACATCTACCGCATCATTCAAAGCGCCTATTGCCGTATCGACATCGGCAAGCTCGGTACTACCAGCAATATTGCTCGTCGGTAGTTTGCCCTGTATCTCGCTCGTATCGTCAATAATCTGATATACCATTGTCGAGGCGTTCACGGCTGCAAGAGCCTGGTCATATACGTCCGTACTGCTATAGTTGACACCCGTGCCCCCGCCGGTTATCCAGCCTGCATCGCCCCTATCCCGTATGGCCTCAAGCGAATCATTAGCCTGACTGAATGTCTGGTCGGTTGACTTGCTCATTATTAAATCAAACAATGAGCCGGATGTTGGGGAAACCCCCGCCTTATCAACCTTGGACAGGTGGTCTAAATCCTGCGCTATAAGTGCCACATTAGTTTGTGTAAGGATATCGGTCGTGCCGACATCGTTTAATGCCCCAATGTTTGTTAGTATGTCATTAACGTCTGTCGATACATCAACGGCATCATTGAGGCCTGCCAACACGGTTGCTATGTCGTCTATTTGAGTCGAGGCATCAACGCCCGCTTTGCTCTGGGTAAGAATATCTGTGGTCGATACATCATTAAGGGCTCCGATATTTGTGAGAATATCATTCACATCCGTAGAGACATCCACAGCATCATTAAGCGCCCCGAGCACTGTGGCAATATCATCGATTTGTGTACTGGCATCCACGGCAATGTGTGCCTGAGTTAATATGTCCGTTGTGCTTACATTGTTTAACGCTCCCAGCACCGAGGCGATATCATCTATTTCTGTAGATAGAATAATCTGTGTGAATATATCCGTGGTCGATACATCATTGAGTCCCGCGATATCATCGACAAGCCCCTCTAAATCATCCGCACCGCTTGTTGAGCCGATCACCTGTACCACATCGACTTGAAACTCATCTGTACCATATCGGGTATCATAATAGTTCGCAGTTACTACCCGGTGACGATCCCATACATACAAATAGTAGGCAGTGGATTGCGTACCGACAACAAGTTCACCGAGAGTACCGACATTGGTTGCCGTCAGGGGACATTTATAAAAACCCTTTAGTGTCGTTGATCCCGTATTGACACCGGTTGTCGCCGCAAACGCACCATTATTCTTTGCGATTTTCCATACTAATGTATAGGCTGTTGATGATGTAATACCACTCGTGGATACTACTGGCCCTACCCATAACGTTGTCGCTGTACCTTGTCGTATATCCATGATTTAATCCTATGTAGTTCTGCGTTTCCTATTGAGATACATAATGCGAGGTCTTATATTTGCAGCCGCCGCCCCTGTTTCCCATCCCAATAATGGGAAAGTCGCATCCGTCCAATCGGCTACTAAATCATCAAAATAAAAATCTAAATCCTGGTCGGTAGGGGTGTCAATTCCCAGTGTTATAGCATCATTTGTTGTACCGCTACCACCAGTTTCGTTTACCGAATCCACTAATACTGTATCAGTTCCGTATACATTCAGGGTTGAGGTATCATCAGTTACAGACAGTACAGTTACCCAGTACCATGTACCACTTGAAACGGTAATATCTGCAAATCCCGTTCCTCTAATCCTGATCTTATATACGCCCCCTGTCCTCTGTAGATATACCTTGGTAGTAAATACACCCATAGAAGTTTGATCTCTTGCATGAGCAACAGCATCAAACAAATAGTCAGAGGCGCTAGTTGCCACATAGACCCAGAATCCGTAAGACATAAGAGTCCGGTTTGCTCCCGTGGTATATCCAAGAAACGCATCTTCGCCGCCAGCCTCATCCCCATTCAGATTTAAAAGCATTCCCGCAGAGCCAGCATATGCCGCCGCTGCCGCGCTCGGATCGATATTATTATCGTTATCCGTCTCAGTCCATGAACCGTCAAGTGCATCCTCAAAATCTTCGTGCATATCTACGGTTTGCCCGTGAAAAGTAGCCATTTATATTATCCTGCCCGCAAGTTCTACCGTACCCTCGAGTAGATTCTTCTGTATATCGACGATCTCAACTTTTGTCTCGCCCATCCAGTCTTGATTGACTCGGTCGAGTTCGAAGTTCACAACGTCCCCAATGTCAAGCGTGATGTTCTGTATGGATGTTTTTATGTTGGCGATACCCTTTATGTCCTGCATGTAGTCCATAATGGAATCTGAAAGACTATTAGCTTCTGATGTCGAGGTTAAAAAGGTTTCGAACTCTTTGGCTTGATACTTGCCGTACTTTTGATATATCGTTGATTCATCGTCTTTGTTGTCATACCATGCGTGATTGTTTTTATACCCGACACTACAACTTGTCAGGTATTCGTTATCGTTAAACTGTATGCTGGGCGGTTCAAGATATTCCTCTTTGTAAATCGTGTCTGTCGCCGTAGTACCGCTATCAAATATCTTGAATGTAAATAGACCGTCATCCTTGATAATGAAGCTACCGAATGTACTAAGAGCAATCTTCTCGATGATATCGATGACTTTCGTTTCCTTATCTATAGCAAAGCCAACGTTTAGAGCACTACCTTTCGAGGCTGCCCATACTGTCGTGTCATAATAAGCCGTGGTATACGGTATCGATAGATAGGTATTCATGAGGTCTTCAACAACATCGAGTGCGTTGTCGTCTAGTGCCCCGGCACCGTTTAGATATCCGCTAAAATCGCATAGAACTTCTGAACCGCTCTGATTGCCCGCGGGATTATAGACGCCGACATCAAGGATAAACTGTGCCGCCGTGGTGTTCTTCGTCTTAATTGTAACGGACTTGTCATCGATATAGACTGTATCGATTGATTCGATACCGCTGGTATGCTCGGTGACATCACAGATTTGAAAGGTAAACGCCGTGCTCGCGGCCTGTGCTTTGTTGGTACATATAACGGGATAGTGATAACATTCGCCGTATGCTAACGGTATCGGCTTGCCGACATCATTGGCATGCAGATTCGCATATGTTGCTTTTTCAAATGTGCGAGTAGGCAGGGCGCGGGACAGCTTCTTTCTGTTGTCTGCAATCCGCATTGCAATCTGCCGAAAATCAATATCGAGACCCTGGATATAGCTCTTGATAACAGTACGATACTGAGCATATGTTAAAGCATCGCCACCGTATCGAATGACTACCGGCTGGCCAAAGATATAATCATCGGTAATATTGTCAAAGAAGCCATCCTGATTATTGAGGGCCAGCGTGCCCTCATCATAACTGATGATACCGAAGTAAAGCGGGTCTTTGCTTTTACTGATAACGGGCGCACCGATAAGGCGCGGCTCATAATAAACGTTATTGATATTGATCGCTTTATTGCTGATACCCAGGGTAATGCCGATGACTACAAGGTATTTCTGCGGGTCGTCATTATCTATACAGTGGATATAGAATATCGAGGTATTATAATCATAATAAAATGACTGCTCATTACTAATACAATTTGCAAGTGTGGTTTGTTTCGTATATGCCACGCCCGCAACCTTACATGATCCGATGGCTATGGGTCTGACCGCATTACCGCATGTTTGGGTTCCGTTATATCCAAAATTACCATATCCACAATTACCACGCCCAAACCGTAGAGAAACATTAACTTGGCGGGTATAAAAAGTATAATGCCATATTCCCGCTCGATAATTCATCCATTTCCCGGAAGCCTTGCCGATATCTATCTCGCATAGTACAATCTTGTCGGATGTAGTCTTATCTTTAAAGCTTGTAAAGCTCATGGGAAAATGTTATATTATAGGTAAGGAGGATAATATGAATAAAATGATTATCATCCTCGCGGTAGGATTACTATTGATACCGGTTTCGGCAATCGCTGAAATGCATGGCTCTCTTGAATTAGGCCAAGATATTAAATGGCCCCTAACATTTGTAGATATTGAATTAAACTATTCCTTTGATATCTGGATTTTCGAGACATCAATATTCGGTGGCGTGATTACATATTTCGACACCGAGGGCATTATGCCTGTCGCCATGAAACGGTCCATTTATCCCATTGGGTGTCTTGTTCAATATGAAAACTTCTATTTTAAAATCAAACATTTCTGTAATCACCCTACCATTAGCCCAAAGGCGCTTGAAAAATATCTATGGACCATGTCAGGAACAACTGTTTCTATTGGAATCGAGTTTTAAGGCAACAGGTTTGTGATAGTATATTGGATACGTACACTATATAATTCCGCAGTATCGCTATGTGTCGCCCTAAGACAACGAACATGATAATTATAGCTGCCATTATCAATCGTTCCATTTGATATTGATGTATCTCCCATGGAGCCGTCTCCGGTATGGGTATTAGAGGCCATGGTATCAACGGCAGATGATGCTAATGTACTACGATTTAATTCAACTACAATATTGTTGTCTGGAACAATCACTTGGGAATATAGTTCCGTTATTATGGCTCCATGGGGCAATGCTACAGGTATCCAGGCAGTCCCAACAGCTGTCCATTCAATCATTGTACCATATGTATGAACAGTTGTGGCACTAGTAAATCCCGTTAGCGGAACTGCATAAAATCTTGTTACAGAACTTGATAGGGTGGGGTTTTGATTCAAATATTTTATATCTCTAATTTGCCCATATGTAAATTTGTTATCCAAATCAATACCGCACCCGCCGACGTATCGCTTTGCTTCCGTCGCATCGTACCAACCGCCCTTGTTTGCTATCCACGAGGGAGCTGTGGTTGTATATGACAAAGCAACATTAGTACTTGATACTGTAGCCATGATGTAATTTAGATTATCTGTACTCGGTGTACCTGTGATTGCTTCGGTATCGCCGAAGTAGAATATAGAGCCGCCGAGCTCCATACATCCGCCCTTAGCGATTGAAGGCACGCCCGTTGTGTCCCAATTGTTTACAGTAATATCAATGTAACCCTTCCATACTTTTTCATTCGCATTAATCCAACCAGTCCAATCCGTAGAACCTAGCGAATCGGTATTAAGTTGATATCCCGCCATAGCTATTTATCCTCTCTGAATGATAACTTGTCTAAGCTATAATCTAAGTTTTCGATATGTGTATATGATGGGTCGGTAACGAAGCTGCAATATGTCGGCCTTAACTCTGTCGACCGTCCCGTATGGAGCAACATAAATACCGGCTTAACTTTCTTGACTTCGGCGAACATCTCGTCCATATCATCTTTTGCAGTCGAGGAGAGTACCGGAAACGTGACGTTCTGAAACAAGTTATAGACAATGCCCTCGTCACCGTATCCCTGCCCACTAATCGAATATTGCTTTGTCGATGTATCTACCTTAGTAAGAATAAACTCAAGCACCTGGTCGAATGCCAATTCGAGTTTCGTACCGAGAAACGGTCGCCCCATCTCGACATACCCGTCACTATTACTTGTATCGTCAATGTAGATACGCCACCACTTGAAGCTGCTCGCACACGTCACCGCCTCCATGATAATGCCCGTACTATATGTTAACGATGCGTCAAGCGTAGGAGATGCCCAGCTATCGGATGCCCCCGCCTGTATCTTTATCGTTGCACCCGTCGAGAAGTTGTGTTCCGCTATTGCAATATAGTTGACCATGATAGTCGTGGAACCGCATTGTAGTTTCACCCATCCCGACGAACTACCCACCGACCGCCATTTCTTCTCAAGCTGATAATCCTGTAAATTGGTAACGGGATATCCTGTCGCCGTCGTGTTCGCCGTAATAGTCGAGTAATCGTCAAAGAGATTATTCCATAAGAATATCATTTACATAACCTTGTGGGTGATATAAACTTCGTATTTTTCTTCTGTTAGTTTCTCGCCCCCCGTTATATACCAATTGCCGTCTGCATATGTTAAATCAAACTCATCATATCCTTCGCCTTCCCACGGTATGATGAAATGCCCCGCCTTTTTATCAAAAACTTTGATTTTTACTTTTTCCATTATTGTCCTCGCATTTGTCCGCGAATCTTACCATCTACGATGCCCCGATTGACACAGTCATATACAACCCGCCCGTCGAGAGTCACAACATTATGGATAAGTGTCTGCCCGGGGGATACGTTCACGGTCGACTGTTGTTTCGCGATAGCATTCGTGATGCCCTTGCCGAGCTTATCAAAGACCTCTTCGCTTAACGGCAATACCGCCTCTTCGTGCTTGCCCTCACCAACGACCGCAAGCGTCTCTTTGGTCGCAAGTCCACCCCTGGCAAGATTCTCCACAATCGAAGCCATTGTAAACATAGCCCCCGCCTTCGCTATCCCTGCAAGGCCCTGTAAGAATGTAAACGGGTTAATCAACATACCCGTACTCGCAGCCAATAATTGTTGTGCAAATGCCCGTATTACGGTCGCCACCATGCTCTTGACAAAGTTCTTGATATTCTCGCCGATAGTCTTGGTGACATCAAACATATTCTCGAAGCTGTTCAGCCATGCACCGGTTATTCGGTCGGTTACGTCCTCGGTGGTTATAGCAAATTTTTCAATAGAGCCCTTGAATCCCTCCATCACCGTCTTGGTTCTTTCAATCTGCGGTATAACTTTATAACTATGGATACGAGCAAATGTTTCCCACCGATCAACAGTAGCATCCCATACAGTAATATCTTTCTGCATCTCTTTTGCTAGATCGCTGAGTTCTGTTTTCACTACCATAATGGGATGCGCGGAGTCTTTCATTAATCTGTAATAAGTATTCCATTTATCAATGTTGGCATCCCATACCGTGATATCTTTTGACATCTCTTTTGCAAGGTCACTGAGCTCATCCTTTACTTCTTCAATGGCCGGGGCAACAACGGTAGCCACTCCCGTACCGATTTCGGTTGTTTTCTCGCCTAGCTTGCCGAACACTTTAGCCCATCTATCATATGTATTGTTGGCATAGGTTTCCCAATCCTCGGCAATACTTGCCGCAGTTTCTTTAAAATGCCATTGCAAATCAGCAAGCGCTTCCTTTACACGTCCCGGTTTCCAATTCTTCGGATTAAATACAACAGCAAACGTCCTGCCGATATTCTTAGTATCTTCAACAAGCCATTTCACGAGCTTAGTATATGTTTGAAATACTCGAAAAATATATCCGAACACCGTTGCGAAGGTTGCCCCCAGGCCCCGCACCACACGAATGATGATCTCCATATTGTTACCTTCGCGCAAGAAAGCAATCATCCAATCGAGGAGCGGTTCAAGCTGTTCGGCCATTAATTTGCCCAGGCCCTCTTTTAATTCTCCAACAAGTTCTTTTACTATGCTTAATTTACCCGCGAAAGTTTCACCCAATGCCCTGGCCGTATTGCCAATTTCGAGTTGCAATTCATCAAGTATTACCCTTTGGGCCGCCATGATATTATTTTGTTCCATGAAAAGCTTGATGCTGTCTTTCTGATCTTCTGAGAAAGATATACCGATACGCTTTAATCGACCCACGCCCATAATGGGATCATTTAACGCCGTACCCAATTGAATGACGGATTGTTGTAAATCTTGTCCAAACATCTTGGACATATTTGCGGCGGCTTCTAATGCCTCGGGGAAGGTTCGCGTTGATATCTGCGTAAACGTGGTCATGATACCGGCGGCAGAGACAAATAATTCATCTCCTATGCCGGTAGCGTACATCATTTCAGTTGCAAAATTATGTAGGGCTTTTTCGGTATCTTCGGAATAACGGCCCGTGGCTTTTAATGCCGCATTCAATTTCATTATGGCATCTTCTTGCTCCATATAGGCCCGCAGGGAAGATGTTACAAATTGCGACATCTTGCGTAACGCCATGATAGCGCCACCGATGGCAGCACCCCACATCATCATTTTCTTGATCGACGAGCCGAGCGTTTTAGTCTGCTTCTCTGTGGTCTTGGTAAACGTTTTCAGGCGCTTGTCAACATCGTTTAGCTTGGCCTTTACATCTTTCGTGTCACCGAGAATCTTAACGACTAGATTTCCGAGTCCTGCCATGTTATCGTCTCAATACTTTTTTTCCGCCCATAAGTTTCTTGATCGCTTTTACGTCAGGAGTGTCAGATTGTTTCTTGATGGTGAGTAGGCCGTCGGAGGGTATATATCGATAGTAAAGTAGAAACTGAGGGAGTCCCATTTTCTTCAAGATATACTCGCGCGTCGCCCACGGGTACCAGTGCCCAAGTTCGCAGAACATCTTACCGAGCTGTATTTTTACTCTTTTTTTTTATCTGCTTTCTCGGATTGTGGTGCTTTCACATCGACATTCAAGTCCTGCATCAATGGTATGATAATGTCATTAATGAGTTTGAGCATACGCGTTGAATCGATATTTTTTCGTAACCATTCGTCGGTAATAGAGTCATCCGCATCCTTGAGGATATTCTTCATGGTCTCGCTGAACGTGCCGAGAATCATCTTGGTATATCCTGGCTGATCCTCATTGACAGAATCAACGCGGTCTACTACATCCAGTACCCGCTCAAAAGGAATAATCGAGATATCTATTTCTTTTCCCGCGAGTATAATGGTTTTCTTTGACGGCTTAATCGCATCAAGATCGACAATCTTATCTTCCACTTATATCTCCTTATGAAGTTGACTGCTCGTCGATGATCTGAAACAGTAATCCTTCGGACGTTCCTCTTGTCGAATCGGCTACCGCGGTAAACTCAAAGGGCATTTCCATCGGGTTCTCGTCTTCGTCGGGCTGAAACGCAAACTCAAGTCCGCCGTTGTCAAAACATTTCCATGCATTGATACGGAAATCGCCCGTGGTCGGGTCAGACGACACAGTAATATTCGTAAGCTGTACCTGGAAAGCAGCCTGCGTATGCAATCCGCCAGACTCTACTCCCTTATGTCCGCCGTCACCCGTCGAGGACGTGTAAATATCAATACCACCCCGGATAATGTCCCATGCCTTCGGGTCGTATTCTACGAGAGAACCCGAAATAACCGCTCGCTGTTTCACCACGAGAGGCCGGGGTTCGGCATTGTCGCCGCCAACCCATGCGCGAGTTACTTCCTCTTTGAATGATACGCCCTTCGCAATGCCGAGGTTGGTAAAGGTTGCGGTCGTAGTTCCAATGGTTGCGCTGATTTCTATTTTTGCACTACCAAATCGCACGGCGTCAATATTCTGTACGCTTGACTGATAAGGATATCCCATACTTTACTCCTACTTCACGTATATAATTTTAATGTCTATTGGTTCTTGCCAGCATCTTGTTTCTGGCTGATAAAATGTAAGTCGATTCTCAATGACCGCTTGGATTATTCGCTTGCCCGAAGACCCCCCCATTACATATTTCATGCGTTTGAATGCCGAGACAACTTCATCTCCGAGCGTTTTAACGCCTGCCCGCGTCGATGCCCAACCCGATAACTGATAAGATGGATATGCTACACCAAAATTATGATGTTCGAGACCAGAAATGAGTTCATAGGTTAGCGCTGGGAGCGTCGGGTTCTGTGGTAATGCATCGGGATAAATGCGGTCTGCAATGATATCGTGTATTCCCGTCGATGCATCAAGATAGTGTACAAGGCATTCTTCGAAATCCATTATCCCCTCGCTCTCTGGATGATGCTTTTATAAGCAGTGCGCAATCGAGACCGTATCATATTTTTACGCATATCCCACGTCGCCCGAATAAAAGAATGGGCTGGATGAAAGGGCGTACCATATTCCTGCGATGCCGGATAATATGATTTTCCTTTGTGAAACTCTGGCCGATCCGATTCCTTAGTAATACCAACTATCCATCCGGTAACGCCGCCTTTGTCTTTCCATTTCTTAGTAACAATCGCTTGTTTTAATGCTCCCGATTCTACGGGTGCCTTACTCCGCATTATACTTCGAAGCGTGCGGGCTTCTTGCATTAGCGTCCGTTTATTCCCATGATCGAGATTCAGGGATAGCGTTGCCGAGTTCTTACGTAACAATGCCAGTCCCTCGACCTTAATGCGTGATATCATTTATCAGTCCAGTTGTTTATATAATAATCATTCAACTGTAGTGCACCCTCAAGCCGAAACTTCGCCGCCTTCACTTCGTCTAATTGCATACCTGCTGCCTGCACCTTCTTCTTGAGCTCTTCATCCTTGCGCCGAAACTTCTTTTCCATATCGGTGACTTCCCCGAACCCATACAGCGCACCCGTTCTGAGTAGGTCGGATTCCGAAGGGATATATACCTTGATCCCTGCACCCATCGCATACCCAACAAAAAACTCACAACTCGGTTTTTGTTCGCGGTACTCTTTCCTAAGTGCCATGTCCACGCCATAGATATGGATCTCTTTAAAGCCCTCATAAATCGCAAGCCCTATCATCGGCGATATGCTATTGTTGAGATATCGAAACCGATCATATTCATTCAACCAGTTCTTGTTGAAAAATCCCAGCACTTCATCGAGCGGATAGGTAACACTCGTAGGTATTTCATCAACCCGTTTCGGCATATAAATCGGTATCTTTGCATCCTTGAGCCATTTTAAATGCTCTCTGTCTCGATGCGAACGCTTGAGCCAATACTTTGCATGTACCTCGAACCACCTGTCAGCCCTCGGAATCATCAGATAAAGCTCATTTAATCCCCATATCTCAAATGACTTGTCATAAAATGGGGCGAGCATACGAGATGAATCCGCATATCCCATGATGATGACTTTGTCTCGCTTCCCCGAAACGGGCCTGGGATAGTTAAACCCTTCCTGTATCTTTATCCATCGCGGATCAAGCCAGGGGAATAGGGTTTTTATACCGTTATCAATCTTAGCCCTAAGCCCAGTAGCAATGGCCCGCTTCAAGTAGAATTCTTTTAATAGTTGATTGTCTATTTGCACCCGATATCCCCCCCTTTATTGCGTCTGAATTGCTGCTTGCAACCCGGGCGGAATAGTCCCGCCAATGACACCCGGCACAGTCTGCGGTGCTACGGGTTGTCCCGGGGCCGGTTTCGGAGCGGGCTTCGGTTGACTGAGATTGATTAAATCCGCTGGATTAAATACCATGAGACCACACAGTTTGTTTAAAATCTTTGCCAGCCTGTCGACCTCGTCGATATTCAACTCAAAGACCTTGTCCCCCAGTGCTATCTTCACGCTTACATTAATGGAGGCCGGTTTGATCGGCGCAAAAACAACCGAATCAGCCACTGTTTTTTCACCTTCGTTCATCTGGTTTCCTCTCTTCTTTTTCGTATTTTTTCAATCTCTTTTTCAGCTTCAAGTTTTCGGTTTCAAGTTCTTCATAATCCACAATACGTACAAATGTTGATCCACCGATTGAAACCGTTTTTATTCGCAATTCGGTTCTCGTAACAATAAACTCCTTTCTTCAATCGTCATACCCGCCCAATCATTCGCACGAACGGGCAGGTGTTGAAACTTGTATAATTCCTGTTCCGGTATATGCCACATTAAATCGCCCATTGGCATGTGAATACTTACAATCCATGTCCACCCGGGCCACTTGGGATCTTCTCGGTGTTTACACAGATGGGTATCATATAAACTTGTTAGATAGACTAATAAATCATCCCTCTGCTCAAACGCATAGTCGCGGTCTCTGTCTATGCCCCATTGTGGATTGCCCCCCATATTTCCTCCTATGTCGTGATGGTTTCCTCGACCATTAATGTTAGTTTGTTATCCCGCTCGCTCTCGTTGATAACGCTCAAGATTCGATATGCATGGGCGCCCCACACGATACGCATCTTCGGCGTTATCCCGCTTTTGTATCGCATCTCGACTTTAGACGATACCTCGGCATTAATCCGCTTACTCTCCCAATACTCCCAACCCGTCAACGGCTCGATACTGGCCCACGCCTTGTGATACGTTGTCGGCCACGTTATGACTGGCTCGCCGTGTGTGTCCCGTGTCTCGGTCGGGTTCTGTATCGATATGTAGTGTCTGTATTTGCCGGATTCTATCACGATATCCCCAATGATATCCTTACAGGGGGGAAGGGTTCCTGCAAGGTTCCATCTTTGCCCCTTACCAGCGGCTTGCTTCCGCCCGGCCTGCTTGCCGCCCCCGTGTAAAGATACCCGTTCATGGTAACGTAGTCATCCTGCTCATATCTAAGAATGATTTAACGCCCATCGGTATTGTTTCAAGTGTCTTCTCGATTGACGTTTCCTCTCGGTGCTCATATAGATGGCCCACGAGCAGCTTGATCGCCAGTTTATATTCTTCGGGGACGTCCCCTATCGCTGTACTCCCGGCTACCACCCGAATAACCACACCATTGACAGTTCGAAGCGTCGTCGCGGGCCACGTATATCCATAAGTATGATCTATTCTTCCTGGATTAGAGTAAATATCATAGATATATTCGGTACTACCGACTTCCGTTGTCGTACCGTCGGTATCGACATACTTGATATGCGTTACGCTCTGCAGCGGAGGGAACGGTACGTCATACGGCGTGTCCGGAAAACTGTCCATATAAATGTCCCATGTTTGGGCCATGTATGACTTTCCAGAATAACCCTCGCACCATTTGCGTGCTACCGTAATCATGCCCTGAATAAGCGCATCCTCTTCGGTAGTCGTAATGCGTATCTGGTCTTTCGCCGCTGCCAATGCCACGGGTTCGGCGGTCGTATCTGTTATAAGGTTAAATCCCATTTGCTTTTACCTGATATAGAGATATGCTAAACCCTTTTTCGATGTGCCTGCATCGGTGATGTTCAGGGTAAGAGAAGAACCGGCTACGGCTCCTAATGGCTTCGTTATTGTACCCGTTGTACCGGCCACTATATATTCAGTGCTCGAAGTATGTCTATTGACCCCACTACCGCACAATATATCAATGGAATTCTTATCTGTTATTGTAAGGTCATAATTGGCGTCAGGGGCCGCTGTACCATCGGGAATAGTTACCAATTGTATAACTTGACCGTCATAATCCTTAAAGGCTGTATATCCGGTGGCCACATCGACCTGCGAACCCGAACCGACTATCCAATCAAACTTTATAAGTTTCACCATAGGGAACCGTGTTTCGGTAACTGTTACTGCTCCGGTTGAATCCGACATTGTATTGCTCCATACTAAGATTATATATTATTGCATGGGGCCACGGGCGGAGGGAACCCGGGCCCCGGAAAAGGACGCGTCCGAATTACTCAGTCGTCCTTGCTAGATTTATCTGAATACATCGAATCCAATCGATGAATAAAGCATAGGTACTGGTTGCGGCACCCGCTTCAAATGCTATCGAAACCGCCATATCCGTTGATGGTATACCTGCCGTCACCGTGCCCATCAGGGTTCCATTATGCCAACATTCGACCAGGCTCGTTGAACTTACCAAGAACTCATCAACATTCCAGCCCGTATTAGTGAGCCCCGTTGTCATAACGGTTGTCTTGTCGGTCGTAACGTCCTTTACAACATGAAGCTTGACATAAGTTCCAGCGTCGGTTGTTGCAAAGAAAATACCGTGCGAAGTTCCATCAATCAAAGCCGTCTCGTGTTCGGCAATACCGATGATAAAATCACTCTGGGTATTCTCGTCGCATTTATACCGCACACCGAAATAGAGCGGGCAATCGGTTTTGGGACTGAAGTCCTCTCCCAGAAGCTGCATATCGATACCGTCATTATCATTAGATGCCGGTTCAAGCATCATAACTCCGCCCGTTAAATTGGCGTTTTTAACTTCCGACATCCCTGTGCCTGCGGAGGTATGCGTTATAATCCACTCTGGGTTATTCACCGCGTTTGCGGCTATCGTCGACCGGGGGCATACGACAAAATCATTGATATACTTGACAACATTCGTGCCCATTGCGTCAAGCCACGATTTACGGTGATCATTTCCGTCATAATAGACGAGTGCACCGTTCACCCATCTTGAGTGTGTATTTGCTACTGGCATTTCTGCTTCCTCTTTCGCTATTCATAGCGCAATATTTCTATTGCGAAAGATTAATAAGATGGAGGGGGTAACAGGCCCCCTCCTGATTGTTTACGTTATACTTGTAACCGGGTCGACATCTTCACCATAACGAGGGTTGAAAAGTATCGCTATGATATTGGCATCAACTTCGCTGTTCGTGACTTCGTCGATATTAAGTCTGAGATATTCAAACCCACTTGACCCGCCAACCTCGTCGTTTCTTACATGAATCTCATACGTGTTGTCGGGAGTAATCGCTGTCACAAATCCAGAACTCGTACTTATGGCGGCCCAGGCCGTAAAAACATCCGGGGTAGTTGAATAACGATAACGGCCACCCGGACAACCGGCTGTGGTTGTGGGGGTCACATCATCGTGACGCTGTACTGATACTTCACCTGAACCGACACCAGAACATCGGTCAATGATGAATATAATGTCGTGATACTCGGCCATGTGAATCACGTCACTCGCCCAAGCAGTACCGAAACGGTCTCTCATCGCTTTTGTCGAGAGGTGAACAACCTTGT